CCTTCCAACCAGACGAGCCACGATGTGCTACGATTACTTGATCCGAGTTTAAATCCTTATAAACCTTGACTCGTCCGTCGCTCAACCCTTTATCTAATACGTATCCATCGGGGGCTTTATCCTTCTTGTTTGTATATGATAGATCCAAAACCTCTTTTATCTGGTCGGCCTTCAAAGCACCGCCCTCTTTTTTCTCCAAACCTCTCAAAAGCCGAAGCTGGGCTTTTGCGTCTGCCTTCGACGAACCTTTACTCGTAATTTCTCCGGTTGCACTGTTAAAGACTTTGTATAAGTCTTGACCTCTAATTTTTCGCATAGCATACGGCATATTATTATATAAATACAGGATATAATAATATCGTTAAATCTTAAAAATTACCAAAGAATATTTATAGCTAAATTGTTAGGGCTATATTTATTCCTTTTCCAATCTCCCCGTATGTTTGTCGCACGAGAGATATAACTGTTTCTACGCTGTAAAGACTGATGCTTTAAAAAGTCTTCGTAGTTAATATTTCCAAAATGTACCATTTTCCCGTCTGGATCTAACACCATATACTTTTTATCTTTCCTATTCGATAAGTATAACGGAGTCATTTTTCCAACATATTCGTTCAGTTTCTTCTGGGCTATTTTTGGATTGCTTACTTTCCATATTGGATTTGAATATGCAGATTTGACGGCTTCGACCTTATCATATAAATCCTGATTTAATACTGTCGGCATTTATATTATACACACATTTAAATAAATCTCGGTAGGCCGTCCAATTCGTACATAGCACCCATTACATTATTTCCAATTCTATAAAGTGGTTTTCTAAATCTACCGCCACTTTTTTCGTCTGGTATTTCTTCAGGTGCAGAAACTCTCTGTTGTCTGGCTTGGTTAAAATTTGATTTGAGTTTGGACATTATCGTCTGCATCTCTACAAACAGATCTAACAGCAAATCCACGAGGTGGGAAAAACCGGCTATTTTACTAAAATTTCGTGTCGTTTTTATTCTACGCTGTAGTCCCGAAACTGTATCTCTATGTTCTTCTTCTTCTTCATCATCATCATCATCGCTGTCACGGTCTCTTTCTATTCTATCCAATGTTTCCATCTCTGTCTCTAATTCTTTCTCCAAATTAGCATCGATTTCAATATCTATATTTACCAAATATCTCGTGGTCGTTTGTAAAACTTCTCCCAGTTCTTCCCATGCGGTCTGCAAATCTGCAAAAGTTCCCAAAGCTATATATGAAATTGAATTCCCTCTTAACAGTCGTTTTAAATCTCGAATTAGTCGTATGGCTAATTTTCTCGCTATAATTACAAACTTCAAAACTTTCTTTGCATCGATATATCTATCCACGACAAATACAGCATCTTCGCCTTCTGTACTCAATGCTTCAAAATATATATTTCCTTGTCTTAAAGTGCTTGTGATCTCTTCCATCTGCTTTACAGCCTCTTCAGCTAAAACTTCAGCTTGTCCATTCGTCAAATCGACTGCCGGTCTTTCGGTAAGTTTTAAATTTCCTTGCTCCATGAAGCCAATGACTCGTCTTTTTGCTCTTGTTAAACCAGCCTCTTCTGTTGCTCCTTGATTATAATTCGGTATACTCGGCATTTATATAATATATATATATTATTATTTTATTAAAATAATATATGTCTAAAAAGATTTGCACTATTTAATATAGCCCGTGCTGTTTTACAAACTTGGAGGCATCGATCATTTTTAAGCCTTGTTCTTTCATTACCTGTTTAACAATTTCGGCTCTCTTTTTGCGTCCATCGACAGCTCCGCCAGAGGGGACACCCTGACCCATTAATTTATAGCCGATGTCCTTTCCTAAATCGAAGCCAGTAGTAAACGGATTAACGCCAACAGATTTCTCGAAAGGCTCACCGGCTTTCTTACCAATTTTTACAATTGAGTCAAAAATATCGAACTTACCACCGCTTCTTGGTCGGCCTCTCGGCCTTTTCATTGTTCCAACGCCCCCGCTTGTAACCCCTGCACCAGCCAAAGCATTCATTAAGGCTTTTTCGGCGACTTTAGTCCCAACCTTTGTAGCAACAGGAACGGCAACTTTCGCAACTGAACCCAAAGCCTTTCCAATGCTGAATTTACCACCAGACGCTCCCATAGCAGAATTTGCACCAGAAACCATTTTCCTCGGTCTGCCTCTCGGCTTCTTTCCTGCACCAGCCAAAGCACCCATTAAAGCATCTTCGGCTAATTTTGTCCCAACTTTCGTAGCAACGGGCAGAGCCACTTTTCCAACAGATTTCGCAACTGAACCCAGAGCCTTTCCAAAATCGAACTTACCACCGGAACCAACACCCGATCCAGCCAAAGCACTCATTAGGGCTTTTTCGGCCACTTTCGTTCCCACCTTTGTAGCAATAGGAACGGCAACTTTCCCAACTCCCTTTGCAACTGAACCCAAAGCCTTTCCAAAGTCAAATTTACCACCACAACAACACGCTCCGCCGTCCAATGCTCTCATCTCGACAGAGTTGTAAGCCGGATATGTCGCCATAGTTCCAGATCGAACCAGCGAAAAAGGGTCTGGCTGATGCACGAAAGGCGAAACCATACCAGCGGGTCTATACATAGCCCCAGCCGAATATACTCGTCCTCCCGATCCAACTCCGGAACCCGCCAAAGCACCCATTAAAGCATCTTCTGCTAATTTTGTCCCAACCTTCGTAGCAACGGGCAGAGCCACTTTTCCAACAGATTTTGCAACTGAACCCAGAGCCTTTCCAAAATTGAATTTACCGCCGTCCATTTCTCTCGCCATAGAACCCAACATAGGGTGACTTAAATGTGGGTGATATGAGCCGGTTGTATGTACTCGTCCATCAGTTCCCAAAAAAGCCCCACCTTGCATTGTTGAACCGAAAATATCAGGCTCTCCATTTGTATCTCTCTCTCTGTCGTATTTCTCTAAAACGCTTAAAAGCCGTTCATTATACGGCGTATCAAAAGCCATTCCATAGTTTCGTGAAGCCATTTTTATATATTAATATTATATAATTATTTTTAAAATAATTATATATTGGAGGGTTGGGATACTAATATCCTATATAAAATGATAAAATGAATTATTTTTATTTTATTATTTATTCAATTAAAAATTACTAAATACTATCCCAACTGTCCAGAAGTTTTAATAGCAAAGTTTTTCCAGACGGCTCTGTCCTCCAGACTGAACCCCTGCACCAGAAGAAGCACTCATTCCAACCATACGCCTCGCTCGATCAGCTAAATCACGAACAATAGGAAGTTTTTTAGAAGCTGTCGCAATTCTATCACACATAGTAGCACCGCCAACCATTCGGTTATACTGAACAGACGAAACGGGGTCTAATGATTCCTCGTTGGTCTTTGCGTCCAAAACCATCTGCTTCGTAAGAATACCGGTGTAAATATTAGAAGAACCAGCAATAGTAGTAAAAATACCACTATTTACACAGATAATGCAGATTTCGGGAACAACAGCAACAGAATCGATATTCGTGCAATTGATTTGAAATTGAAAGTTGTACTGCCCGATAGATCCAGATGAAAGGTAATCAGGAAGCGACAAATCGTATGCAGGAGAAAGGATAAGAAGAGAGCCGGTTGTTCTAACGGAAGCTCCCACACCGGTCGCATTCACGGCAGAAGTAGCAGAACCGCCAAACTCCGTCCATGATTGAGTAGAGTGGTTATTCACCGAAATACGCCACAAATCCTCGGGGGTCGCAGACGAAAGCAAACCCGAAGTATTGTTCAAATTGACGCTGATGCTGTTAATCTTGAAAAAGGTCGAGCTGTCTTTTACAGTTTGAGTAGACATTGGCTTTCGAACACTTACAATAAAGTAATCGGGAAGTTGATTAATCTGGATATTTTGAGAGTTGTAAGTAGCAGATGCACCCGGGGCTAAAGTGCCGGTCGATGACTGCAAACTCAAATAACGGGGTAGATCCATATAGGGAACAACGTTTCTTGCACTAATCAAATCCGTAGGCTGGGTCGAAAGGAAATTCACCAACATTTTAGTATTGGTAAAAGGGTTTTGCTGAGCCTGAGTTCCTAAACTAACAGAGAAAGTATAAGGAGAGGCGGTTGAGAAAAATCTCTTACAGCTACTATCAATATTGAAAACAAAAGACATAGCGTTAATTCCTACTAAACCTTGCTTGTTATAAACAGCATCTCCGTAAATGAAAGGAGAAAGTCCCATCAAAGGCTCAGTCACTTTAATCGAGCCGGTAATAACGAAAGTATCCGCCACGTTTGTAGAAATAGGGTCGGCATTAGTACCTCCGGCAGTGATATTGTGCAACAATGTAAGACCAGAAACAGGGAAAGCACCACGAGGGATAAGATCACCGTCGTAAGACTGATCGCCGTAATCGCCGAGAGGATTGTTTGCAGTATCAACACCGTCGATAAATCTCTTATACGCTTGATCCGGAAGGCAGGGGGTCATACCGTTATATCTGTAAAGCTCTCTGTTGTCGTTAAGACGGAGAATAGATGGGAGAATATCCTGCAAATTGGAAGACACGTTCGTATTGTTAATCTGGGCGGAAGCGGTTGTAAAAAGCGAGTTCAAAGGGAAGGCTTGGAAAGCATCGGTAGAGCCGTAGTTAAAGGCAGTTTGTCCGTTAGGAACTCCTGTGATATTGATAGTAAAGTAAATATCAGTTTGGATAAGAACCTCACGAGATACAACAATATTCTCACTTGGTACTTGAATATTGAAAGTCATTGAAGATGATGAAGTAGAAACGGCGGAAAACTGCTGGTATGTGTTCGAAGAAGCACCTGATGCAACAGCGTAGGCGAGTTGGTCGGTAATGTCGGCTAAGCGTCCGTCCTTAATCAAAGTCGTTTTAAAGTCTGCACTCATTATATAATATCTAAACATATTATTTTTTAGAAAAAAGATAATATAATTTTGTTAAACTAATTTGTCTAAACACTTGAAGCTTTTGAATATGATCGGTCTTTTCGTTCAAACAAAAACTTAACAGACGCCGAAGCCCCCGACGCTAAAGTAAAAGGTATGAGTTGTCCCAACTTATCCCTCCAAAAAACGTTTATATCAATATTTGTAAGCGGGGTATTTCCGGTCATATCAATTCTGCGATATTCGGCGGTAGGATTGTATAAAATATTCGGCTTAAATACCTGTTGATTAGTAGTCATATCTGTTATTACTTGAGCAAAATTTGCATTATTCCCTGTCCCGATACTACTCTGGCCGTTGTTGAATACCAATGGGGCGGAAAGCTGATTACTAATAATTGGAATCGTGTTGGAAGTGAAAACAATGGACGCAACCGGACTCCATGTATCAATAGTGCTAAATTCTTGGAACATTTGAGTCCAAACCGTAGCCAACACAGGAGGGACGGGATTCGTTGGTAAGCTAATAGTATTTATCCCGCCAAAATTGGCGATGACTAACTGAAAATTTCTGCCTAAAGACACCGTTGAGCCAGTTCCAAAATTGAGAGATGGAAAACTATTGAAAAGTGCAAATAAAGGAGGGTTCATATATATCTTTATTTTTGCTGTGTTTGATTTGTCGTAATATTGCTCCTGTGCCTGTAAAATGGCTTTTTGCGAGGTCACGTCCCACGTTAAAACCGGCTGTTCTGCTCCAAAGATTGGCGACAAAGCTCCGCCAGTATTAGCTATTAATGAAGCCGTAGCGAGTCCCAATGCAGTATTTACAATCGATAGAAAATATTGAAACTGGTAACAGTAATAATAAGGTGTATTTTCTTGAAACTTGTTGTTTGTTTGACTCGGTGGTATAGGTTGCTGTGCGTTCTGGTTTTGCGGAATCCATGTTAAAAATTCCTGCGTTGATGGAGTGACGCCACCTACACCGTCGTCATACTCTAATGTGCATGAGTAAATGGTTAAATCTGGATTTGGTTGGTTAGGTTGGATTTCTGCGATTATATTCGGGAGATTGTAAGTGTCTAAACTAAATCGAACAATACTCAAATAATAATCACCTGTATTTGCGATGACGGGATTAGTTCTGGTTTCGTTAAATCTCAAAAATGGCTCTTCCGTAGTTGTGGTTTGAAAATTGGTCGAAACTATATCGTAATACACCATATCCGGATTTTGAGCTTTCTTAAACGTTGAAAGTTGCGACATATTATATAATATACAGATATATTATTTAATTTATAATAATCTATTAAATATACTGGGCTACAAAAATGGCTCCTCCTGCACTTGTAGAAGTCCCTAATATGTTACTATATGCTAATGCATTCGCACCATTAACACCGCCGATAGATAAACCATTTACTCCGCCGTAATCATTTGTTAAAATATTACCACCGACTACAGTTCCGTTCAAATTACATGCACCACCAGCACCTCCAACTACAGCAGATGAAACAGTTAGATAAGTCGAACTCGGTGTAGTTTTATCCTGCGTAGTAACAACAACCGATGGATCGGCAGTACTTCCAACATTCAAAACTAACGAACCGTCTGCACCCAGACCGTTCCCAATCGTTCCAGAAACAACTGCTCCGGAATAACCACCGCAGGAACCGCCAAACAGCCAAAAGTCAATTTTAGCAATATTGGCTCTATTTATTCCAATAAAGCTATAAGACCCTGCAGTAGTAAATGTATAGGTTAAAGTTTTACCTGCAACCTCAATTTTACCATCGACGTATGCCTTTGAAGCCGGTTGTTGTAATGCGGTCGGTATTTCCAACTGGGGAATGCCGACACCTGCAAAAAGTGTAAAGTCCTGAGTTCCTGTAAAAGTGTTGTTTTGGGATAATATGCCGGACGGATTAGCTGTTGTA